ACTGCCTGCTCCTCCTTGGCGTCGCTGAGTTTCTTTCCGGCAAAAACCAGACCGACAACGGCGGCAAGACTGAAGGGGTCCATCTATTACATAGTTGCTATTTTTTATCCAACGGGCTTCTACTTATCTGTGGGGTAACGCTTCGCGTATGAAGCCGACTGGTACATCGCGTACGTGCTCGTCGGGTCCCATGAAAGAAACTTGTTCACTGGCTTGTCAATGTAAAGCTCCGGGAAGTCATACGGCTTGTCAGCGTAGTACTTGTTATTACGGGTCGTCATCTGGGAACGCAGGGCGTCGTCCGTCATGACCATAACCTCGTAATTTGTGTTTTTGGGACCAAAATACATTCCCTCCTCAACCATGAGGAGTCCGGGCTGAAGCAGGCTGCTCGGCATATTACTTGTAGGTGAGATTATTTTTATCCAATGGGTGAAGCCCGTTGTCCGTCATGAGTTTCGGCACCGGCGGTGTCACCACACCTTACCGTCCGTTACCGCCACGGAGCTGGACACGCTCGGGTCCGCGGGCATATGGACCGTCGGGATTGCATGATGCTGGGTCATCACGGCACATGGGGGCAAACGGTTTTCCGAACGCAGCATTTGTGAACGCCGCCTGGTCATTCGGCCACGACGACGCAGCCGTCGTGTAGAAGTTGCGCTCGGCATCACGTTTACGCTCGAACGGGTGGATAGCTTTCCACTCGTTCTGGACCTCCTCCTTCATTGACGGGTACCACGGAGCCTGCTGCGCGTAGCTTGGGTCGTCACCGAGCAGGTAGTTCGCCATCGGGTTGTCGCGCGTAGGCATGCGCAGACCGCTCACCACCTTTGGACCCGTTGACACTGTACGCTTACCGTCTGGAATCATGTTCATGCTGTACAGTACATAAAGAGCAGCAATAACAAGGGCGCCGAGAGCAACAATGCGAGCATCGCGGCGAATAATGTAGGTGAGAATCACGGCATACACGATGAAACGAGTCGTGGCAAGAACTCTCTCCTCGGCCGTCTGACGACTTGACGGCCAAAAATCAAGCAGTTGATCTTTTGCAACGAGTTGGCGCAGATCAATCGTCATCTTCTATAGTGTGCTAATATATTTTTTCAAATCAGGGGACCACCCTTACCCTTCAGCAGAGACGACATCAGACCGTTCATGCTGTTCATAAGAGCTGCCTCATCGATGCTACCATCGGGTCCAGTTGCCGTATCCTGGAGCTGGCTGGCACACTTCTGCGCCACAGACTCGATCATGCTCAGAGTCTCGGCTGGGAGAGAAGAGATGGTCGTTCCCAGAATGTAGAGCGTCTGCATGTACTGCCAGATGGCATTCTTCGTCGTCTCGGACAGATCTGAGTTCCACAGACGAGGAATGTCCAGGTCGTTCAGGAATGGAACCTCTGACGCATGCGTCTGGAAAAACTCCTCATTCTTCTGCATCAGGTGGTTTGCAAAGGGACCCACCGTCTCCATAAACTCCTTCAGAGGCTTCTTCTGGTTCGCCTTGCGAAGGAGAATAAACGTGTTCTGGTACTTTACCAGCTTCTTCTCAGATGGAAACGTGAGAACAAGCTCGTCAAGAAACTGCTGCATCATGTCGTTGAAAGCGTTGGTGGTGGTCGCCATTGATGAAATATACGTTGACTACTTTAAGCTCTAAAGTCCAACGGGCGAAGCCCGTTGTCCGCAGTCACGTAGTGCCCCCGTCCGCCGTTCCCGTCCACCGTAACTCCGTGGCAGACAAGTCGCTCCGCGACTTGGACTTATGCCCTAAAAGGTGTGGTTGAAATTGTCTCTTGGTGCCCGCTCCCCTGGTGAACGATGATGTACACGAGCAAGCCAACGAGGAATGCTGGCTTGAAGTACGCCGAGTTGGGAAGCGCCTTTTCGTTGTTCAGAGACGCACGAATGTGAATGTAAGCAACTGTCGCTCCGGCTGCAATCAGAGCAGCGCTCATAGGATCACGGAAATAGTGATCAGTCATCTACTGTATGTTACGAAAATTTACTCCTGCTGTGGCGGACTTTCCGCTGCGCGCAATGGGTTTTTACTTATCCGGAGCATCGTCGAACAACGTCTCGTGGTGAACCTTGACTGGAACCTGTTTCACATCATCTGGTAGTGCTGGTGTTCCTGGTTCTGGCATCGGCGTCCCAGGCTCTGGTGCCGCTGGTGTTCCAGCCTCTGGCACAGCTGGCGTCCCAGCCTCTTCGGCACCGGGCAACGGCGTTGCAACTTGTAGAGCCTCTTCTTCTTCACCGGTCATTTCTGGATCCTCGGGGTCTGTTGGATCTTCGTTGGCACCACCCATGTCGAGGTCACCTGTAAAGTTGGGAATGTATGTATCGAGGATCTGCTGTACAGGTATAAAATCATCGATAACCTCCTTGATCAGTTCGTTGAAACGAGCTGCCATCTTGATGCGACGATCCTGGTCGGACATTTTGTCCACGACGACGTACGGGTCCTCATACAGGCTCTTTGCTGCGGCGATGTAGCACGAGTGCACAAACACGTCGTTAGATGGGAGCTTGATGTTAATCTTCTTGGAATCGGATGAAATACGCACGGCGGACATGATCTTGACTGAAATGACAAACACAGCGGCGAGCAGATTGGGAAACATGGAGCACGTCTTGATGATGGAATCGGCGTGCTGTTTCACGATTGTATTGTTCCAGTGGGGCACCTCCTGGAGCAGCGTCTGGTAGTGAATGAGCGTCTGACGACCCTTGGACACCTCGATCGCCTTTTTGTACATTTCGTAAAAGGCATCAATCATCACAGGCGTCATGGCGTTACACAGCTTGATCATAAACTTGCGTTCAGCCTCGACCAGGATAGCTGTCGAATCCATTGATGTTAGCGGGTTTATTTTTTTCCACGCAATTTCGCAGCCGTCTTTTGCAGATTCGCGAGTGACGGGAGTGAAATGCTTCTCATGGATTCTTCTTCGGAAGAGTGATCAATGATGACAGGTCCCCTTGGTTTCGTGTCGCCCCAGCTGACACCCAGCGTGCCCCGTGCCACCTTGATCACCTTGTAGCCCAGGCGATCCAGCTGACGCTGAATGTACACGGTCGTACTGTCAATCTCGTACACTGGGTACCCTATAGTAAACGGTGGAATTGTCAAAAAAACTGAACGTTCTCCAAGTTCTGACGCAGATTTGATTTTGCGACAGAGCTGTTCGAGAATAGCTTTGTAGGTCGCCTTGCGAACCTCGAGCCTTTTATGCTCTCTCTCAGCAAGATTTTGTGCTGAGATCATTCCTAATTAGCGCATAGAAACAACGGTGCCGTTCCGTGCCGCAGCGTCGGCGTTGTTTCTCTCCGACTGACGCATCTGCTCCAGCCAAATGTCAAGCTTCCCCTGGTACCCAGGAACCTGGGTCTTCAGATCCGCAAACTGTTTGTCCAGGGCAACCTGGGTGTCCTCGAACGTGGTGTATGAATCACTGGGTCCGAACGGCTCGAAAACATCAGCAGCACCGATGCCGGGCTGGGGCTGTTCAGACATTTCCAGGATGTTGCCGTTGCCGTCCGCCTTGATGTCGTACTGGACACCAAAGTAGCCACGTGTATTGACAAACATGATACGGGCATCATACATCGCCGATCCCTGGTCACCCATCATTGAGTTGATGTAGATTGTCTGGACCGGGTACACGTCGGGGTTCTTCGCCTGAATGGCGTTGATGATGGTCTGGATCGTCGCAGGGTTGACTGGCTTTTGATCACTGACGTTGACAAACGCCTCGCCGTTCACAAACACACCGCGGTTCCACAGAAGAAATCCCAAAATTGCCAGAAGGAGAAATACGACAATGTCCTTCATATTAATAACAGGCGAGAAAAAAGACCGCGTCGTCTCCCTGGACACAAAAAGTTATCCAATAGTAGGATGGCCACTCTGGTCTACAGCGATAAGTGTCCATATTGTACTCAGGTGATCCAGGAGATTCGGGAAAACCCGGCGCTCATCCATATGATTCGCTTCCATAACGTTTCTACTCAGGGGGTTCCATCGAAACAGATTACGCGCGTACCCACCCTGGTGACCAACGACGGTCACCTGCTTGTCGGAAATGACGTTCGCAAATGGATGGAATCGATGAAGCCAGAGGAGCGTGTCGAAGAGTTTGACCAGACGGTTCTTTCAGGTGCCATGCTCGACGACACACACGATAACGATGCCGGAAATTATTTCGACATTGAACACTTCAACATGCCCCTGGCGCCTCCTATGACGCGTGAACTCGAAGAAAAAGTGAACCGTAAGGTGTCTGATGCATACACGAAGGGTATAAAGTGAGCCTGCGTTTTGTGAGTATGGTTCGTCTCAAAACGATTCAGGCGAGTGCCTTTCGCACCGTCTTTGAGGTGCTCAAGGATATCATCAACGATGTCAACCTTGTCTTCCGACCAGAGGGTCTCATGGTTATCACACTCGATACGGCGCGCGTGACGCTTGTCCATCTGGTTATGCCAGCGGAAAACTTTGAAGAGTACCATTGCGAGGGGGAACACACTGCTGGTCTCAATGTGTCAAACACGTACAAGCTGCTCAAGTCTGTAACCAACACGGATACCCTGAGTATGTCGATTGATGATTTGTACCTGTTGCACATTCGGATCGAAAATGCAGCGAAAAAGTCATCGACGTCGTTCGATTTTAAGCTTCTGGACATCAACGACGATATGTTGTCCGTGCCTGAGATTGATATGAACGTTCTGACCACCATCCCGAGTGTCGATTTCCAACGCGTAACACGTGACATGAACAACTTGGCTCAGGATATTCGAATCACGCGTAAGAAGGATACACTCGAGCTCGAGTGTGAGGGTGGTTTTGCAAACCAAAAGACTATCCTCGAATGTGTCGAGCCTGGAAAGGACAAGGCGCTCGGGAATGTGTTTTCTCTCAAGTACATCAACATGTTCACCAGGGCGACAAGTCTGTGCTCGAGCGTTCAGCTGATGCAGCACGAGGAGGACGACAACATGCCCATCGTGTTCCGGTACACGGTTGCAAACCTCGGTGAACTCAAGTTTTACCTGGCACCAAAGGTGGACGGCTGAAACAAGGGGCACGAACAAGTCGCTTCGCGACTTGGAAATCACACCTCCACCTGTGTCATTTTACCGAGGACGTTTTGAATATGAACTGTACCGGACACCTTTTTTACGAGGACCCATTTGATTCCCATGGAGATTCTCAACCCTCCTGGGAATGAAACTGTGAAATGTGGACGAGGGGCATACACATCGAGTGATACTGGTGATTGTGTTGGTCCTGAATGGCGCCTGACGATTTCAGTACAGATTGTGGGTTTCCTATCTTCGTCATTGACGAAGATTGCACTGTGCACAGGAACTAAAAACCGAGGGATGATGTTCTGAATGGGCCAACACCCGAGGTGCGTGTACAGCTGTCCCCCAAAGTAGTAATTGACATGTCCTGTTTCTCCTGGTTTGAATTTGTTCACTGGTATCAATTCATCCCCGTCGTGCCTGAACATATGATGAACCTGAAAATTCTTGGGTCTACATTGTTCGATGATATTTAAGACCCACATTAACTAAAAGAAAACGATATAATAAAAAGAATGGAAGGACGCTACCAGGAACGCCTGGTGGAATTTCAAAAAAGAATATCTAAAGGGGAATCGGCTGCTGAACAAGAGATGTACGACTATATGGCTGAATGCATTCCTTTATTGAGAGAATTTGAAGCTGCCGGAGGGAAGAAGAAGGATGTCTACGACAACTACATGATGACCGTTGAGGGAAATAACATGACACCGATACCGAAAAGGAATCCTGGGTATATAGCCAAATGCAAAGGTTGTGGTTCATTCGACCATATACTCGATGAATCGACGAGTGACATGATTTGCCTCAAATGTGGAGTGACTGATTACGTGCAATGTCAAGACGTGGGTTTCAAGGAGGAGCAGGAAATGGAACGTCACGTCATCTATTCGTACCGGCGTGAAAATCATTTCAACGAATGGGTCAATCAGTTCCAGGCGAAGGAGTACACGAGTGTACCACAAGAACTGATTGAACAATTACAGCTCGAAGTGAAAAAGCAGCGCATCAAAGACAAGTCAGATTTAACACATCGCAAGGTTCGTGAAATGCTGAAGAAAATTCACATGAATAAATACTACGAACACGCACCTTACATCACAACGACTCTCAACGGGGTGAAACCTCCAACCATGCCTCAAGCCCTGGAAGACCGACTTCGACTCATGTTTGGGCAGATTCAAAAGCCTTTTGAGAAACATTGTCCTGAAAACCGTAAAAACTTTTTGAGTTACAGCTACGTCCTGTACAAATTTTGTGAACTCCTTGGTGAGGATGAATACCTCCCATGCTTTCCTCTGCTCAAATCAAAGGAGAAGTTGTACAAACACGACGTTATATGGAAACACATCACATCCGACCTCGGGTGGCAATATATAGCTACTTGCTGATTACCAGCCCAAATAAAAATATTCGGGTGTAATATACTTCCAGCCCATGGTAGAATTTAAAAAATGTTCGAGTTGTGTCCGCTTACCCCAGCCCATAGAAGTTTTTATTAACGAAAAAGGTAAGGAATGTAAGACTTGCTTAAAATGCAGAACTAAATCGAACACACGTACTTTAAACAACAAAGAGAAAGATGGTTTGAAGTCATGTTCTGGATGCACAAGAAAGCCGCAGCCTATAGAAAATTTTTTAAATTCAAATAATCGCGAGTATAAACTATGTATCACATGTAGAAATAAAGCCAACAAACAATCAGCGAAACCTGAAACCATAGAACGTATGAAACAATGGAGAGAAGATAATATCGAACGTGTTAAAATAAGCATAAGAGAAAGCTCTAAAAAATGGAAAAAAGATCAATTAGAAACAAATAGAGAAGCATATAAGAAGAAAGTAAATACCCAACGCAGGTTACGTATTTCTAGTAAAATTTTAGCAGTAAAAGTAAATGCGGCAAAACGAAATATTACATGGGAACTAACAGATGAACAGGTGTATAATTGTATCACAGGACCATGTACTTATTGTAACTACCTGGATTTGGATAAGGTTCTAAATGGGATAGATAGACTCGATTCCAGTAAAAGTTATTCACATGATAACTGTGTCCCGTGTTGCACTCATTGTAATCTCATGAAAGGGTGTTACGATCCAACTACTTTTATACAACGGTGTAAAGCAATAGGAGAATGTAAATTTGAATTTCCAGAAATCGAAACATGTGATCTGTACAGAACTTCAAAGAAAGTTCCTAAGACGTCTTTACAGGAAACCACCAATCGATAATCTCACACGCCCGAATGGTCATGTAATACACGAAATACATGACCCGTGTCGACATCTTTGTATCCTTATCTTTTACCATAGTTGTACTGGCACGCTTCATCTCTGGCGTGAACATTTGAGTTTAAAATGTCGGGTGTTTTTAAATAATGAATTTTGTTGTTGCTCTCTTGGGCTACAGACCCAAAAATGTTACGCGTAAGAAGGCGTCTCCGGTCAAAAAGTCTGCAGTCGACATTGAAAAGAAATTCAAGCGTCTAGTAAGGGAGGGATACTCCCCAAATCGAGCACGTTATCTTTCAAGGATGTAACGTACTCCACTTCGAGGTCACCTCCAGAATTTGGGAAGTTGATCAGGATAGCTTCAGGCACCTCCAAAAGTTTCATGTACATCCGCGTCTGGATAGTGTGTTCATGCTTGAGCACCTTGACGGACTTTAGCTCAACTATAATTCTCGAATCAACAATGAGATCCGCACGAATGCTTCCAATGACATGTTGATCAAACATTATTGAAACGATTCGCTCCGTCTGATATGGGATATTCGACTTTCGCAGACCAACCTCCATGGCGTTGTGATAGACACGTTCCGAAAAGCCAGGTCCGAGTGTTTCCCACACTCGGGTCGCAATTGCCCGCACACAGTCTTTCATACTTCCGAAACTACAGGCGGTGTTTTTAGGTTAAAAATAGGCATACTCGACTGCTGGACATTCTCGCAGCTCAAACGCTTGTAGAAGCGCTTCTCAAGGACGGGACTTCCACGGTACACGACAGGAAACATCATACCGTCAAACTTTGAATTGTCGAGTGTCGCCTGGATAGATGCAATGATCTGTACCGGAAAAACGTCACCAGGCTTGAGCTCAAAGACCCAATCGTTCTTTGCCGCCTCTTCGCCATCCACAATCTCATCCTCTGGTGCTACAATACATTTGAGCTGGTCTGCGTGCTCTTCCGTCGTTACAAAACTCACAGGCACGACAGTGACGTCGGTCGGACCGCCATTGACACGAACGCGATCGATCCAATACTGCATCATTCCTATCTTTTCTTTTAATGTTGGTTTTAAGTCCACTTCGCGGCGCTGTCCAATGGACAGTTATTTAATGTTGGTTTTAGGTAGATGGAGACGACGTTATACGTCGATTCCAGACAGAGAGATGTGACATTGTACCCATCAGGGAACTCATACACACTCTTTCTTCAGTCGCCTGTCCATAATATCAGTCAAGTGGACTTGATTTCAGCCAAGATTCCAAACACAATGTATAACCTCACGACGAGCTCGAACGTACTCGTGATTGGGACATCCAACGTAGCTTTGAACCCTGGTTTTTACTCGGCGTGTTCGATCGTCGACACGTTCAAC